ACGTCAGAAAGCTTTTCGTAGCGCGGCGCGCCAACGGCAGCGCGCTGAATCGTCTGCGGCGCAGCCTCGACCGCACCTGCAAACGCTGCCGGGCGAAGTTTCTGCTCGCCTTGCAGCGCCGAGGTCAACTTGCTTTCAAGAAACTGACCGACTTCCATCTGATTAATGGGCTTGCTGCGCGCTTGGAACGTGCTGCGGGCCGTGCCGTATTCCGGCACTTGACCTTCCAGCCAGTTGATGAAGTCTTTGCGAGTGCTTGCGATTTTGCTAGCTTCAACTTTGCCGATACCGTACGTAGCGGGGTTCTGGATAAGATCGTCTAGCGCCAATTTGACGTAGTGCATGTCGGCAGCGGTGTAGTTACCGCCTGAGCCAAACGATGCGCCTTCTTCAGCGGCCAAAGTTTTAGCGCGTTCAAACGCTTGTTTTACTGACGGCCGCGCCTGCAAACTTTGCAAGGTGGCGTCCTCTACCACAGGCTTTGCGCCAGCTTGTCCGTACAGCAGCCGCGCTTCAGCCGCGCGGGCGTTTCGAGCCGCAGTAAGCTGCGCCTCAGTGCCGCCCACCTGACGCAGCGACGCCGCGCGCGCCGCGTCCTGCGCCTGCCGGCGTGCCATGTATTCAGACGGCAGAATCTTCTCCGCCGACTCTTGCAGCGCAGCGAAGCGCGTCGCGCCTACATCGGCTGCCGCCTCGCCAGCCGTCGGCGTGGCGCCCGGCACAATCTCTGGCTGCCGCAGCGCGTTGATAATTTCCGGTGCGCGGCCTTCAGCGGCTTCAAGCAGCACATTAGCCTTACCGCCGATTGCTGCGCGTTCTAGCGCGTTGACGCCAGCGCGACCGGCAACGGCCAAGGGCTGCGTTACCACACGTGTTGGGTCCGTAACGCGCGAAACAGTGCCGAGCACTTGTCCGGCGCGACCTGGCGCGGCGGCGGCGCCTGCACCCGTTAGCGTGGACACATCAGCGAGAAAGCCAACGGGGTCCGTTGCAATGGTGTTCTTAAACGCTTCGACGTTGCTGTAGCGGTCGCGGTATGCGCCACCAACAGCATTAGCCTTGTCAATAAACCTTTGCGCTATGTCGGGTCGAGCTATCCACTCGGGCGGAAGAAATCGTATGTACGCGCCCGTAAACACTTCAGCAAGTTCGTTTACCGTTTTGACGGGATTGGTAACAGCGGTGTACAGACCTTTAAAAAGCCGCGCACCGCTTTCGGGAATGTTGGTAAGAGCTTCGCGGCCAACCTGTGCCCAAGTGCGGCCAGCAGGCTCTTGGCCTACCGCACCGCGCCCTTCGGTGGCATCCCAAACAACTTTGCTTGGGTCAATCGGCGCGCTTCTTCGGGCCGTGGTCGGCTGAGCGGGAGCGTCCCACTTAACCTTACTGGGGTCAATCGCCATACTCAACGCTCCCGTCCGCGTATTCAACTACGGGGCGGCCGTTCAATGTACCGCGACGCTTGACCTGACGGGAAACATTGATTTCGGGATAGTAGTCCAACACTTCAGGCTCTTTCTTAGCCAACATACCGCGCTCGGTGTTGTACCGATCAATGACATTTTGAGCCGACTGGTTGTTGATGCGGATGATTCGGCGGATACTGTTAACGTCAAGCGTCTCCTCGCCCGCCGCAATCTTTTTGGCAAAATCGCGGTCAGCGTCCGAAAGGCCCGTACCGGCACCGAACGCGGTGATGCGCTCGGCAACCTGCTGACCAACGCCAGCAAAGTAAGCTTCGGTTGCTGACACGTCAATACCAACGGCTTTGGCCACAGCCGTCCGCGCGTTGGCAAACGTACCCGAAATAAACTTCGGATCGTTCAACAGCGGCGAAAGTTGTTCAGAATTTTGCAGCGAAGATACGGCTGACTCGGCTTTCGTACGGAAATCATCAAGCCGCTTGGCTGCCGTTTCACCCAGCGTTCTGCTAAATTCTTTAGCCGCCGGCGGCAAGTTGACCGTAGTGCGCGCAGCTCCCGCGCCCGCGATACGCGCTTTTTGCGCCTCAACTTGGGGCGACATGGGCACAAACAGTTTAGCGCGTTCAGCCGCCGGAATCTGCGACAGGAACTGTCCGCGCAACGCCGCTTGGAGCTGCGCCGGGTCATCGGGCAACGAGTTTACGGCGTAGTCGCGGAACTGCGGCACAATGGTGCCCTGCGCAATCATAAAGTCTACTTGATCAATTACCTGCGCCTTGGTGGGCGGCGCTTGGCCATACGCAAAGTCGCCAAGCATTTTCTGAAACCGGCCATAGTTATCGTCGGCCAGTTTAGCTTCGGCGGCGGCAGTTTCCACGCCGGTCTTTTTTACCGTGGCGCGCTTGCTCGCAAGGTCCGCCATAGATGCGGCGAGCTCGGCGCCTGGCTTGCCAAAACGCAAAAGCTGGTTCTGCGCTTCGGGCGTGCTCAGATCGGCGGAAGACAGGTAGTTGCGGAACTCCAACTCCCGCTGCGCGGCCGCCAGTTCTTGCTGCTCCTTAAGGCGCTGGGCGCGGACGCCACGGCCGGCCTCAAGCCCCTGCACATACGAGCCGAGGATGTTGACCGGCTCCAGTTGGGTTGCACCGATGACTGCCATGACTTACCCCACGTTCCCGTATTGCGGACCCTGATAGTTAAACGCCATCAGGTTGTTGCTAGCGGGCGATGACACGCCGGTCGGGCCGAAATAGCCGCCCCTAGACAGACCGTAGCCCATGGCCGCTTGGCCAAGTGCGTTAGAGAGCGCGTTAGCTTGGCCGAGATAGCCAGACGCGCGAGCCTGACCGCCCTGCATGAGCAGGTTGCCGACATTGGTGCCCATCTGGCCAGCCTGTTGACCAACCTGCTGCGTAGCCGCTTGCCCCGCGCCGTAGAGGCTGCCGAGGACGCCGAGGCGGTTGCCGAGCAACGCTTGGGCGCGGTTAAAGGCGTTCATGTACTCCTGCGAACCCATCTCCTGACCGTAGCGCGCACCGGCACGGATTGCTCCGCCGCCAAGGTACTGACCGCGCGCGGCCTGCATGCGCTCTAGCGCCTTCTCACCTTCCGCCAGACGGAACGCGTAGCCGGGGTCCGTTTGCATGTCGGCGGCGCTAAACGGCCGCCCTAGCGAGCCGTACCCGGCCGAAGCGGCGTCGCCGCCAAGACCTAGCAACCGCAGCATTTCGTTTTGCGACGTAATGCCCGCCTGACGAAACGGCTCTTGCAGCTCCGTCTGCCGCTCAAATATCTCCCGCTGGACTTGGGCAGCCTGATCGGCGGCCTGCTGCTGCGCTCGGGAGGCTTTGCTAGCCCCCCGCGATGCGACAGCGCCACCAACGACGGCGCTGCCAAGAATTGCTGCTGCGGTTCCAATGGCCATTACGCCACCTCTCTAATATACGTGCGTTCCATAGGACGAAAGCCTTTTCGCGCATAAAGATTAGCCATCTTATCCGCGCGTTCATCTTCAAGGGCAATCATAAAAAGTGCTGTTGCATTGTTTGCGATTGCCCACGATTCAATCATATCGTACATGGCTTTACCGGCGCCCTTACCCCGTACTTGGGGGGTCAGCCACCACCACAACTCCTGCACTACCATACTGGAAGGGCTGAAGTACATAGGGTAAAGCAATGCGCCGGCGATTCCAACGATTTTGCCGTCGTCTTCAGCCAGCCATACCCCCATGCTGGGGTTTTGCACAGCCTGTAAGAAAAAGTTGGCATATCCCTCGTCGTCAAAGGGGATGACGCCGTTGACCGGGGACGCCGCGTAAAACGCCTGCGCAAGCGGCAGGTAGCGCGGCAAGTCCTCGGCAACGGCGTCGCGGACAATCACGACACTTCCCGACCGCTAGAGCGGATGTTAATGGCCGTGGCCGTGCCGGCTAACGTCGAGATAGACCCCCCTGGCGCAAGCACCTGCCCGACCAGTTCGGGGAACGTATACGTCTCCGACGGCAGCAGCGTCTTGGCTTTGACAATCAAGTTCTGGTTGCCGGCGTTGTCGAACGCCGTAACGAGGTTAACCGAGATAGTAGCCGCTGCCGCGCTGTAGTTTGTCGCCGTGAACTTGTCGATGATAGCTGACACGTTAGTCGCGGAGTATTGGGTGGTCTGCGACGATTCGGCAATTTTTGCCGGGATCAGCACTTTTACGCTAACTGCCATGTGTCACCTTAGAATGTAAAGACCATGCGGACGCGGCCGTTCTGGCCAGGCTCACCGCCAAGATAACTGCCATCACCACCGCCACCCGCCGTCAAACTCCCGTCACCGGCAAGAGGAAGGGCGCCCGCCGAAGTATACGCCGCTCCGCCGTTGCCAGTCGTATTGGTCGTATTGCCGCCTGAAGCCGCGCCGCCCGCGCCCTGCGTTTGCAGCGGTCCGGCGTTGCCCGGTTGGCCGCCATTAGAGGTCATGGTTGTAAGCGTGTAGGTGCCGCTGTAGACATTGGAGAACCCGCCGGCGGTAGCTGCCCCGGCACCCGCGCCACCAACACCGACGGTGTACAGGATTGTCTTGCCGTCTTGCCCGCTAAAAGTCAGCACGGTCTTGGAGTAACCGCCACCACCGCCACCACCGCCGTCAATAATATCGAACTCGCCGGGGGCGATAAAATACTCAAAGCCCGTGGCCCCGCCGCCGCCAGCGCCCCACACTTGTATGGTGACGCCGGTAGCACCTACGGGGATGGCAACCGATCCAGAACCGGGTTCGGAGTAATCGTATACGCCAGCCCCCGCGCCGCCGGCGCTGCCGTTGAAAAAGGACGCGAGCGTAGCGCCGCCCATGTCAGGTCAACCCCGCCCCGCTGATAAGCCACGACGCCGCCGAAATCTTGATAAGCGTAGCGACACCATTACGCGCGAGCGTGCGGGTGCCGGTCGTGGTGCTGTTGGCCAAGGTCATCGTATCGGTCGTGATAGCGATAGACAGCGCCGTAGCGTTGAGGTTAACGATGATAACGACCGTGCCCAATGGGAACGCCGTGGCGCTGTTGGCCGGAATAGTCAGGGTCAAACTAGAGCCATTCATCACGACGGCTTTGCCGCGATCAGCCAACACCAACTCGTAGCTAGCCGTCTTGGAGTTCGTCGGCGCGTCGCGGTACCCGACGGCATGGTCAACGCTGACCGTCGCGTTGTCGGGAATCAGCGGCGTGCCGGTAAAGGTCGGGCTCGCAATCGGGGCGTAAGTTGCAGCGGCCGAGGCCGTAGACAACGCGTCCGTAATGCCGTACCCCGAAAGGGTCGTCGGCGTGCCGAGGATGTCCGACCAGTTGATGCCTTCAATGCTAAAGTCATTGACGCCGGCAATATCGTCGTACGTGCCGATTACGACGTTTGCCGAGGTCATCAGCACAAACTTGTACGATACACTTTCGGTCAGCCAGATGGGCTGCGCCGTGCGACCGGCGGCGTTCAGCACAATCGGGTTCGTGTTCGGCGTTGCGCCCGACGAGTCCGTGTAGGTCGCCTGCGGGGTCGTGGTTCCGGCGGTATAAGTCCAAAGCTTACCGCCCGACAAGATGTTGCCGTTGTTGTCGAAGAACTGCGCCCCGGCGCCGGCAAAAGCTGAAAGAAATACGCTCATATATTCACCTGGTTAACGGTAAGGATTATGGACGGTATGCCTGGGTGCAATGCCGTTGCCGGTTCGGAAAGCAACTGAACCGAGGTACTGTCAGCGGCCCACATCAATTCAAAATAGTCGCCGTTAGACATCTCAAAAAACAAATTAGCGGCGCAGAAAATTTCGCCGTTATTGCCCTGTATGCGGATTTGCGATGCGGTATTGGCCACGTCGGCTCCATTCAGCCGTGCCCAAACAAACGCTAGCGCGGTTCCGCCCGACGTTTTATCAAATTGAATAGAAAAAGCAAAGTTATAAAGCCCAGGGCGAGTGCAAAATACACGCGAAGTGGGCGTGCCTACACGTACGCCCCGCGAGTAAACGGTGGTGTTAAGCGTAATTGGGTAGGCCGTGTTGATGGCCGCCGCCGTTTGGGTCGTTGTGTCGTAAAAAGAACCGTAGTTTGCCGGGGTAGGCGGAACAACCGGCGGGGTAAGCTCCAGCGCCTGAATACGCGACTGCGCGACGGAAAGCTCCGCCTCGGTAGCCGCGTCGCTAAACGGGGCGAGTTCTAGATCGGCAAGCGACACGGCCGTCGTGCCCCCGCCCGTAAGCTGGAACTGGTTATTAAGAAACCGGAACCACTCACGGGAAATTAGCCCCGTCCGCTCGTCGATGAACGGGACGCGGGGTGCGGGGATGTTGGTCGTGTTGGGGGTGTTAGCCATTAAGCCGCCGTCGGCGAGAGCCGCAGTTCAGCGCCCATAATAGCCGTCACCATAGGATCGGCAGCTGTCAGCTCGTACACCCGGTCACGCGACTTAAGCGTAGCGCCCAAGCGGCGCCAGATGACGCGGGTTTGGGTGGCCCCGATTGGCCCCAGCGACTCCCAACGCTCATGGCTCCACGTATGCCCGCCGTCGTCCGACCAGCGCAGCATGACCTGCGGATGCGGCACGCTGTTGTTGGGCTCGCCTTCGACGATAATGCCGCCGTTGTTTTGTTGCAACACCAACCCTGACGCTTGCTGCGTTAAGAATGACGGATCGTCGTACAGACCGCCCACACCAGTCTGGCAGTCTAGCTGCAACTGATGGTGGATGGTGCGCGTCAAGTTATTGGCGCCGGTCGGCAGGGCGCGCCAGCGGCGCATCCAACGCTGCTCCTGCTCGTCGTCGCGGAAGTACCGCAGATCAAACTGGTAGAGATTGCCGTTCTGGAAGTCGCCGACAACCGGCTGACCATTGAAGCGCGCATGGCAGTTGGAGCGATGCCGCCTGAACTTGCCCTTGGCAAACCCCGCCCGCTCATGCCACGCGCCCGTCGCGGCGTCGTACACCCACGTCGTCTCCGCGCTCGGGAAGATAAGGACGTAGAACGCATGGCCGTCCTGCTGGTACGTGTATGCCAGCGCATCGGACATGTCGGCGTAGCCTTGGATGGCAAACTCGACCGCATGGGTCGAGACGCGCACGCCTTGGTAGCCTTGAGCGCGATAGACGATACCCTGACCGCGCGCGTCGGCGCCCAGCCAGAACACGCTGTTGTCGAGCTTGGCAACCGAGTACGGCGCGATGCAGCCAATCTCGTTGTAGGCGCCTTGGATGCGCTCCAACGGGAAGTCGGGGTTGCCAGAGTTGTACCAAACCTCGACCGAGTTCGTGCCAAACAGCCACGCCTCGCGGTGGTCGATAATGATTGACACCAAGCCGTCCGGCGAACCTTCGGCGCTGGCAAAGTCAAGGGGGTCAACGGACAGGCCGTTAAGCAGCGCCGTTACCCAAATGCGTTGGCTGTTCGGCTCGTTAAAAACGAAGTAGCCGTCAAGGTAGCCGACCGTCACGGCGCCGGGAAAGTCAGGATCGGTAATCTGCTGGAAGACGTTGGTATTGCTGTTGTAGATGTAGCTAACGGGGTTGCACGCCACAAAAATCTGAATACCGTTGTCGGCCATCGACACCGGACCAGTGCCGGCGATGTCGCCGAGCTTGATAGCGTTAAGCCCTGCGTCAACCTTGTAGAACTCGCTCCCCGAGGCGACGTACAGATTGTCGCCCAAAGGATACAGCGCACGGATGGGGCCGGAGCCCACGTCCATGTACTGCCGCAAGCCGGGGCAACGCTGAAGATACGCAGGCTCTTTGCCGGCCTCGGGGATGACCTCGGGGTAAAGGTTCACCATCCGAGCATCGGCGGCGTTTACGCTGCGCGCAACGTAAGACGAGCCCAGAATCGGCGTCTTCATTAAAAGTTACCGGCGTAGATGTTGTACCGATTGCGACGGGCGATGATGCTGTACGGCATCGCCATAACGTTGTTGGGGTTGTTGATGCGCTTGAGGTTACGCTTGCTGTACATCGCAACGCGGCGCACGTCCGGCGCCGGCTCAACGCCAAACTCCGGCGCCAGTTCCAGCGCCAAGTTATACCGGAACGCCCGCAGGTAGCCCGGCGGCATGAGGATTTCCGTACTGAGCGACGCGGGGTCCAACAGCCGCTGCACCGAAATAAAGTGGAACTCCAGCACCCGATTTGGCACCGGATAGACCGACATGGAGATGTTCGGAAACGTATTGTTGACGAACATCACCTGCGGATAGGTGCTCTGCACGGTCTTGACTGCAATGTTGTTGTACTGCAGCTGGTTGATGAACTTGATGCCGTACGACACGTTCGTAGACGGGTCGCGGAAAAAAGTCGAGTCATCAAGCAAAATTGGACGCTGCTGTGCCGGAACGGGGTTGCCGTCTTCCAAGGACAGATAGTCGTCGTCTTGCGTAATAATCGGCACTTCAGACTGTGTGCCGAGTACATAAACAAAGTCGCCCGTTGGACCAAGCGTCTGAATACGCTCGCCGGCAGGCCACATGTAAGTCTGGTCTTGGGTGCAGAACACGGCGAGGCGCTCGGTGTTCCAGCTATCCACCATCTGATCGAACGCCGAAAGTGCGTCCTGTGCCATCGAAGCCGACGGCGTTTCGCCCTCAGCCAAGATGCCCAGCAGACGCAGCGCCCCGTTGATTTGATCGCCCGCTGTCGCCATGGC